ATGGACAACGACATCCGCGAGTTGCGGGCCGAGATTTCTTCTCTCAAGGAAGCGCGGTCTCATCTCGTGGGTATTGGTGTGGGCATCGGCGCCACCTTTGCCTTTCTTGCCGGCCTCGTTGCTGCGGTCGCCAATGGCGCGCTGAAGTGGATTGGGCTGGCTCACTAGCAGGAGCAAGGCCCTTGCCGAATCAGTGGACGACAGACCCCGCGCGTGACGCGGAAGTAGCAGCACTGGCAGAACAACTAGGGAGCATAAGGAAGGCAGCCGAGGCGCTGGGGATGGGGAAAGAGGGGGCGCGGAAGGCGGTTGCTCGCTTCCGCGAATCAGTCGGCGCCATTCCGCCGTCGCCCATCCCGACCGCCGCGCCATTGCCCGACGACGACGTTCCGGTTGAAGAGGTCATCGCCCTTCAGTCGCGGCGCTTTCAGAAGGCGCTGGAATACCAGAAGGCCAAGCGGTGGCGGACGTTTGATGTTCCGGTCGATGGTCCATACGCGCTGATGTTTTTCGGCGACCCGCACGTTGACGACAATGGCTGCCATTGGCCACTGCTTCAGAAACACTGCGAACTCGCCCGCGAAACCGAGGCGCTCTACGCCATCAATATCGGAGACACGACCAACAACTGGGTTGGCCGCCTCGCGAAACTCTGGGCCAATCAGGACACATCAGCCAGCACGGCGCGGAAGATGGCGAAGTGGCTGCTGCACGACAGCGGCGTGCCGTGGTTCATTTGGCTGCATGGCAACCACGATATGTGGGACGGGCCGGTATCGACGCAGTGGTTTAACGCCATCAAGCCTCACCACGTTCAGATGGACGACTGGCAGGCGAAGTTTACCCTGCGCTCGCCAAACGGCTTCGACTTCCGTGTGTGGGCGGCGCATAACTTCAAGGGCAACTCCATCTGGAATAACCTGCACGGCCTTGAGCGCGCCGCACAGATGCAGGATTGGGCACACCTCTACGTGGCCGGGCATCACCACGACACCGGCCTGCGCCAAGGCGAGAACCCGCACCGGCAGTTCTGTTATTGGTTGATGCGCGTGCGCGGGTATAAGTTCATGGACGAATACGCGGAGTTGCATGGCTTCGGTGAACATCAGTTCGGCGCAAGCGGTCTGGTCGTTGTTGACCCTGCGGCGGATAAGCCGAACGCGGTGCAGTGTTTCTTGGACCCGTTTGAAGGTGTTGAGTTTCTGAATTGGAAGCGGAGTAAGGTATGATGATTTTTACCAGCAGGCAGACCGGATTTCCCGTTGATGTTTATATTTGCGGAATTTGCGGAAACCATCACAAGACGCGTGGAGAGGCCGACCAATGTTGCTGGGCCGTCAAAAATCAGGCTGCACCATCTCCACTTCAGCAACAAATCGGCGGCGACCATTACCGCAAACGCGCCATTCAGCCGATTCAGTTCATCCTCGCCAACGGCCTTGGCTTTTGCGAAGGAAACGTGGTAAAGTATGTCACACGCTGGAAGGATAAGGGTGGACTGGCAGACCTGAAAAAGGCGCGCCACTATCTGGACTTCCTCATCGAGCAAGAGGAATCCGGTATGTGTTCGACCCCCTCTGGCACTACGCTTTCCGATACGGGAGACTGATTCGTGTGGACATGGGACCAGAGCGCCGGAACCCTGAGCCGCGATGGCAAGGTCGTCTCGCGCGGCTATTCCGGCAAAGGCCGTGGCAAGAATAACCCCGCGCTCCAGAACGTGCGCGGCGTTGGTCCGCTGCCACGTGGGCGCTATCGCATCGGCACGCCGCGCACCAGCCATCGCACGGGGCCGTTCGTGATGGACCTTTATCCGGTGGACGCGACTCCGAACGATACTGTGCATGACGCTACGGGGCGGTCAGCGTTTCAGATTCACGGAGATTCCGTGCGCAATCCAGGCGAGGCGTCAAGCGGCTGCATCATCCTGCCGCGCGCCGTGCGGGAGCAAATCTGGCGCAGCGGGGTTCATGTGGTTGAGGTGGTGGAATGAATCTAATCCGTGCTCTGCGTCGCCGCCTGAACGAGCGGTCAACGTGGCTGCTCATTGGCAGCGGTATCGGCACTGCGGCTATGTTGCCCATGCCGTGGAGCGTGGTGAGCGCCGTGGTGCATACTGCGGCAGCACTGATACCTGATGGAGACATGACATGACATTTATAGACCGCATCATCCTCGCATGGAAAATCCTGTTCGGCATACCGCTGACCGGCGAAGGCGAAACCACGTCGCCTGAAGTGGCCAGCATCGCATCGCGCGGGCTGCGGCAGCCTTCGTCGCTGACGGCTACGGAAATCCGCACCGTCTGCGCCAGCGCGCTCAAGCAGGCGCCGGACAAGAAATAATGGCCCCCATCCCAAACTGGCTTCGCATCGCAGGTGGCGTCATTATCGTCGCCATCATTGCCGCAGTCATCTACCAAATCTTCATCCTTCCCGGCGTTATGCGCGGCAAGGTTACTGATGCAGAAAATCAACAGACTGTTGCCGAAAAGCGACAGGATGCTGCGGAGACTGTTCGCAGGGAAACGGAGAAATACTATGTTGAACGTCGTGTCATTGAAGAACGGACTCAGTCTGGCATCGATTCGGTTCTCGCGGCTAACGGGGAAGTTGCTGCTTCTGATGCTGCTCGTCGTGCTGTCTGCATGTTCAACCACAGTTACCCGGCTGACCATCCCACCTGCGAAGTGCAGTGAGTATGTAGCCGCCGAAGTGTGGGAACCTGTGCGCGGCGCCGACGTTTCCACGGCGCAGACGCAGAAGGATTGGGCCGCCGCCTTCGTTTCCCAATCTGGAAAATTGGAGGAGGCGAACATGAAGCAGCCCTATATCCGCAGCGTGCTATCCGCCTGCGAAAAGCGCGAGCGCGAGATTTATGATTCGCTGAATGGCAAGAAGCGTCGGTTCTTCGGACTGTTCTGATTTGCCCCGTGTGACTTATATGCTATAGTGCGGCAATGCCGGCGACCATGACCTTCGCGAGTCTGCAAGACGACCTGCGCGCTTACCTTGAGCGCGGGGATACCACAGACACGACCGTATTCGAGCAACTGCCGAAACTCATCAATCTCGCAGAGCGGCGCCTTGGCCGCGAGGTTAAGATTCTCGGAACGATTGCAGTGGTTTCATCCACCATGATTCCGGGCCAATCGGTTTACGCCAAGCCCGACCGCTGGCGCGAAACCATCTCCGTATCTATCGGCACCGGCAATCCGGCGAACCGTCGCTCGACCATTGCGCCGCGCTCCTATGAGTTCGTGCGCGCCGTCAACCCTGACCCGACAGTGACTGGCACGCCGCGCTTCTACGCGGACTACAATTATTCGCATTGGCTGTTCGGCCCGACGCCGGCAACCGCGCATCCGTATGAGGTCGTCTATCACGAGAACCCCGCGTATCTCGACGAGACCTCGCAGACGAACTATTGGACGGACTATGCGCCGAACGCGCTGCTCTATGCCGCGCTACTGGAAGCCACGCCGTTCCTGAAGAACGACCCGCGCATTGCCGTGTGGGAAGGTTTCTATAACCGCGCCGTCGCTGCCCTGAATGGCGAAGACGAGCGACAGATTGTTGACCGCACCATTGTGAGGCGAGAAGCCTGATGACTAATTCGTTCACCGACGTGTTTGGCGGCACGACCATCTATCCGGCAGACCCGTCGTATCGCGCTATCACGCTCGACGGCGACCTTGAACTGCAATGGCCGCTGGAGTTCGCCACGACCAGCGATGTCGTCGCCCGCATCATGCGCGTGACGCCGAACTCGTCGGGCTACTCCATCATCATGCCGCCTGCCACTGAGGCTTCGGTCGGCGAGACTGTGCTGTTCTTCAATGCCGGCTCGTTCGCGTTCACGGTGACGGATAACGGGCAGAACACCATCGTCAGCATCGCGCCGGGTCAGGCGTGGCAGATTTTCCTGACGAACAGTTCGACCGTCAACGGCGTGTGGATGTCCGTGCAATACGGCGCAGGCACGTCCTCTGCGACCGCCGGCTCTCTGGTTGGCGCGGGCATCAAGGCCATCGGCACGACGCTGAACCAGGCCATGTCGGCCACGAGCATCAGCGTCAGCTACACGGCTTCCGACGCCGACCGCTCCGAGGTGTTCAACTGGACCGGCGGCGCAGGCACGTTCACGCTGCCGTCGTCTGCCGTGGTCGGCAATGACTGGTTCGTTCACCTGCGCAACAGTGGCACGGGCGGCCTGACTGTGCAGACCAGCGTGGGCGGGCAGACCATCAACGGCGCAGCGACGGTCATCCTGAACCCCAGCGACAGCGCCATTCTGTTCTGCGACGGCACGAATTTCTTCACCATTGGCCTCGGCAAGTCGGCTGCCTTTGCTTTCGACTTCGTGTCTATCAGCCTGACGGGCCAGCCCTCGCCGTTCACTCTGGCCGGCGCGAACGTGAACCGCGTGGCCTATCGCTTCGTCGGCAACATCACCGGCAATATGGTGGTCATCGTCCCGTCCACCGTGCAGCAGTATTGGGTGTCGAACGAAACCGACCTCGCGTCTGACCCATACACCATTGAGGTGAAGACCCTCGCCGGCACGGGCGTCACCATTGCCCGCAACCAGCGTGCCATTCTGTATAGCGACGGCACCAACGTCATCGACGCAGACACCGCCGGCATCTCGCTCCCGCTCTCGCTCGCGCAGGGCGGCACGGGCGCGACTGACGCTTCCGGCGCCCGCGTGAACCTCGGTGCCACGGCCACGGGCAACGCGCTGTTCACGACTGCATCGGCCTCTGCTGCGCGCTCGACGCTTGGTGCGGGCGTTACCGGCGACGCGCTGTTCACGGCGGCAAACGCTGCGGACGCGCGCACGACCATCGGCGCGACGACCGTGGGCGGCAATCTGTTCACACTGCCGAACCCGTCGGCCATCCGGTTCCTGCGTTTGAATGCTGACAATACCGTGAGCGCGCTGGATGCGGCATCGTTCCTGACCGCCATCGGCGCAGGCTCCGGCGGCGGCACTGTGTCGTCCGTGAACGCGTCGGGCGGCACGACCGGCCTGCTGTTTACCGGCGGCCCCGTGACGACCAGCGGCACGCTGAC